ACCCATCAAGCCGGGAGTAGAGTTAACTTCGATAAAATAAGGACTTTCTCTATCTCTATTCTTTGCAGGAATAAAATCAACACCAACAACCTGACCTTGAACTGATTCTGCTGCCCGTAAAGACTCCTGTGCTTCACGTTCTGTTAATTCATGTGATTGTGGCTCTGACCCTTGTGAGACGTTGCTTCTGAAATCATCTCCAACAACAGGTCTTTTGATTGCACCCAGAATTTCACCAGCTGCAATAATAACACGAACATCATAGTCCGTCTTTATATACTCTTGAAGAAGAACATCGACAAACTCATCTTCCCTATGAAGCAATTGAATAACACTGTGAAGTGATTTTAGACTTTCAATCCAGATAACACCAACACCCCGTGACCCAACAGCTGTCTTGAGAATCATCGGGAACTTATTACCCAATCTTTCTGCTGCATCCTCAGCACCTTCTGAATGGCGAACTAGAACTGTGTTTGGTGTACGAATATTATTTTGTTGAAACACAATCTGGTTGTACCATTTGTCATTACAAATGTCATGACATATAACAGGATTGATAAGAGTATAACCCTGACTCTCCAGATTGAGACAAGCAACTCGCCAAGACAGATTACCTGTCTTAACAGTAGAACCAATACCTCTGGCCATAACCAGTGTGTTCTTAGGATTTATGCGAAATGGTTTATCATACTCAGCATCATCTTTCATACCGGGCAGTTCTACCTTACCATCATCATCCACAGGGAAAGAGTATACCAATTGGTCCTTACCCTTGTCTTCCATGTACATTCCAGAAAACTCAGCAAGATACACTTCAATGCCTAACTCAGATGCTTTCTTGCGAACCATTGGTCCAGTTTCATTTGGATCAAACGGGTCATCATGTGACAGAATCAATAACTTGTATGGTTCTTCTTTTGCCTCAGTGATGAATGACTTGAACTTTTCCATTAGACTTCTTTTTTCTTTCCAATGTTATATTTGGTTTCTAGTGTCCAATCACCCTTCTCAGAATATGACAATACTTTAATCTGACTGAGCGGAGCAACTTCACCAAGTTCACCAATAACATCGATTAGACCCCAATCCTTCAACAAATTTGCAATAGTGTTTCTACGTTGCAAATCATTCTTATTTAGATTTGTATTCTTACCATCCAGAGCAAAGAGCTCCTTGAAATGCACAATGTAGTATCTACCCTGCTTATGCAGAATATGACATGATTGGTATAGTTTCTTTTCTTTACGAGAGGCAACGCCAATACGAGATAGAGTCTCTCTTACCTTCAGAAAGTCATCAGGTTCTTTCAACCCGACTTCTAGCATCATCTCCTGTGTCCAATTAATCTCTTCCATTTTTCCCACCTTTATATAATCTTCTTTTTATGGTGGCGAGTTGATCCTCAGACAATACATCAAGAGCGGCCTTAGCCTTTGCATTACTATATCCATAGAACTCTTTAACATACTCTAGATTCTCTAATTTCGTCGCCTTCAACCACGGGGTAAATCTCTTCCTTGGCCTCAGACTATTTAGTAAAAAGTCAAACTGCATCTTCTTATCAACATTTGGTAGTTGATTAATCTCATTTACCAACATGATGGTATCAGCAAATGGTGCAACACACTTGTTGACAATGAACGGGGGATACTTTCGTTCCCATTCCTCATCATCACCATCCATCAAAGGTTCTTTAGTCTGATTGACAGCCTTGAGATATTCCTTTAACTCATACGCCATATGCTTCATCCCATGTCATAACGCCTGTTTCACCCATATCATCTGAGTTTGCTATATCCAATGCCATCAAGTCTTCTCTGAGTTGTCCATCAAAATTATCTTTTATCTGTACAGTTCGTGGTGATTCCAACATACAAAACCACCATGCAATTTCTTCAGCCTGATCACCAATCAAATCTTTGACAACTTGTCGGTCAGAAACTAATCCTTTTTCTGGCATGAAATACGCAGTGCCATACACAGAATGAAACAAACCAGCATCCTGTAAATACTCAGGTTTACCCATATCTTTAAGTTTGTCTCTTGTACCAATCAGGTGTTCTAACAAAGTTTGATCACGATGATTAACTTTATCAGAACCTAGACTTTTCAGAAAATCAATCTTTATAGAAGTCAAGTCTTTCACGATTTGCTCCGTCTATCATCAACTTAAATACAATTACACACCTCAACTCATAACACTCGCGGGGAACTGGCATAGCCATATGTTCTAGATACGCATCAAACACAACAAGTCTATTACCAACATAAGGAACAAGTTGTCCATCAATAAGAGTACCGCCGCCCCACTCAGGTTTCCAATCCATTCTTGGATAGTAAATCATTGTGAAATCGCCATCATCTGTATGCATAACTGGTTCAACACCATGTGTGTGAGCATTCATGTAGATGCGTTTATATGTATCAATGTTATAGATTTTCTTAAAATCATACTTTAACATTGCAGAAGACCAGATAGGCATTACCCAATCAAATTCATTTTCAATTGTATATTTTTTTTCAAGTGTTGAATTTTGTGTGCAGAGAACATGCCAATGTCGAGATTGATGTTTCTTATTTGATGCATAATCAAATTTCCACCGAACATTTCTCATCTCAGCATCAATCAGTTGTGCAACATGATCCTCAACCACGTTATCATAAATGTTAATCATTTGAACTTTGCCCTTCCCATAATCTCAGTTAAACAAGCCAACATGTTTATTTCCAGATCAGCAACAAACGCTGCTTTATACTGGTACTCAGCAATTGCCACAACCACATGAGGGATGCTGCTAGGCTCAACATAATCATATAGATTATCGTAAACAGCGCGAAACAACTTGTCAGAATCATTATCCAGACTATCGACAACCCATTTACGAACATTGGTGAACTCCTTGTTTTTCATCATAACCATCAGGTCTTTGACGTTCTTATCACCAAGGTTAACCAAAATACCAGCGTCAATCTCACCAGACACAGAATACCGTTGCAGTTCATTCAGAACTTTACGCCAGTCTGGAAAGTGAGTATTTATGAGTTGTACAATAACCTTTTCATTGTACTTGATTTCATTCTTATCAAGGATTTGTAGAACCCTGTTGAAGAAACTTTGTGCAAGTTTAGGTTTCTCTGCACTAGGAATTACAAAGTCAATTACACTGCACCGCGATTGCAGAGCAGGAATAATACGGTTCTTGTAATTACATGTCAGAATGAATCCACAGTTCTTGTGAAACTCTTCAATGAAACCACGAAGAGCTGGTTGTGTGGACTGTGGATTTAGATAGTCTGCCTCATCAAGAATGAGGTATTTCTTACCACCTTCAAGCGACACAGTGGACGCAAAGTTCTTTATCTTGGTTCTGAGAACGTCAATACCTGACTCCTCAGAACCGTTGATAAACATGTAGGTAGCACCAATCTGTTCCAGCATGGCCTTTGCAGCAGTTGTCTTACCAACGCCCGGACCACCTGATAAAATCAGATTGGGTAATGTCTCTTTGTCAACAAAAGACTGCAAAGAGGTTTTTAGAGTCTTAGGGAGTACGCATGACTCTATGTCCCGTGGCCGATATTCTTCGACCCACAAAAATTGATCCATAATATAAATTCCTCAAGTTAGCCATTGTACGAAGATTCGGGTTCCAGTGCAATCCAATACTGCACACCAAGTTTAGTGTTAGTAAAGTGACTAATCTTTTTAGAGGATACTTCAACATCGTATGCGCCTGGCATAACTTTTAGGTTTTCAACCTTGAACCAGAACTTGTACTCTGCGGCAATATCACCAACATCCAGAGATGTCTCATATGCATTTGCAGTGCTGTTCTTTTTGTCAGTGACCATCAACTTACCACCAGACAATGCCATATCGGGAACACCGATAACAGCAGCAGCCTTTGTGATTTCGTTGAGTGTATCACTCGACAGGTTGAACGTCAATTCAGTTGAGGGCATCGAAATCTCTTTAGATGGAGTCGTCACCACGGATGGATCAGAGAACCAATACTTGAGAGACTTCGATGTACCCTCTTCTGTAATAATAACAAAGTCATTACCAAACTCTAAATCGGGTTTACCGAATAGAGAGAGTGCCGATAGGAACTCATTCAAGTCATAGATTGCAAAGTCACTAGGAAATTCTTCTGTGACATCAGCCTTTGCTACGATGTTCTTCATCGCAGACATAGTGGAAAGACTAGACCCCGCCTTCACCATAAGATTGGCATTGATCGTAGAGAAGTTTTTCAATACGGAGATAGTTTCAGTTGTTAGTTTCATTATTTTTCACCTTCAAGTTCATTAATGTATAGAGCGATAATACCATAGTGAATTACTTTTAGCAAGTCACTTCTGTTCTTTCCACCCTTCTTTCCATATCGTTGTGCGTATTTCATGATGTTGCCGATACAGAAACCTTCACCATGTCCACCGTCTATGATGAACTCTGTAGCTTGAAACTTGTTCTTGCTATAGTGTTCATCATATGTTGAGTCGATGTACTTTTGAAGTTCAACAAGGGTAGTGCCCTCGTTGTACTTATAACCAATCTCTTTATTCTTCACTAGGATGCTTCTCCTCCTTAAAGATATCACGACGAATATAGGTTTCAACACCATCAATCATAACACGATAAGGTTGCGATTCATCAGTTTCAGCAGGAGTGTCCTTGATATTTTCTTCATAGAATGTTTTCCATTCGCCGGGAGTAAAGAAGTCACGAAGTTCTGCTTCAGAGTCATAGACTGCCCAGTTCATTGCAATGGAACGGCGTTCGCCCGGACCAAAGAATGGAAGTACCTGATGCTTCATCCATTGCGGAAAAACATACATAAGACCAACCTTTGGTTGAATATATTCCTCAGTGCGAGGATACAGACGATGTACATCACGCCTCTGTTGCAATCCCCAAATCATGTGCGTCCAACCATCAGCAATGCCAGATGCATTATTAAAGAAGTTCTTACCTTCTGGCACTTCTTGTTCAGTCATACAATCGGGTAACTTGGTCCACATGAAACCAGACAGTCCAGCAGTGGTGCGTGACCCGTGGTCATGTAGAGGATTGTAGTCACCCGCATATGCATGGTTTGTCCAGATTTCAAATACTTCAGCAATAGACTTACGACCATAACCCTGTTGTAGATAAGCAGAACCAATAGAGTCAAAAACAGTCTTAACTTGTTCACCTACTACAGTTGTTGTATCAAAATCTACTTGTCTCGATTTCTCATTGTTCTTCAAT